ATGCGTCCATCAACTTCTGCGGCTGAAATAGCCCCATAACCTACAATACATCCATTGACTCCGTTTGTATCAGAACCTACATACTCGTCATCATCATAAGGAGGAGTATTGTTTTCATCTTCGATAACGTCTGCAAGCTCTGGCTCCTGAGAACCAGAGTCTGTTAACAAATTAAAGAAAGACGTAGAAAGACCAGCCGGCACATTAGGATCTGTCGGCTGAACTGTAGCTCTAGATTGCTCGTAAGCAGTAACGAGACATCTATTACCTGTAAATCCTGTAGCTGGAGGTGTCCTGGCTACAGAGGTATCAATTCCAATCAAAGTAGGAGCATATTCGTCTGCATCCAAAGGAAGCCCCGTAACCGGGTCGACATCATGTTCAGGCATTACATAAGTTGCGTAATCCCATTCGCCGGGCTTAATTGCAGTGCCGTCAACATCTGTGACATTCATCAAACGTCCAGTAGTCATCAGATAATCAAGCTTAACTTTGTAATCATGCCAACGACCCTTAACTGAGGGGTTGTCATCAAGAACTAAATCTTGCATTTCATTCCAAAGCGCTTTACCCTTGGTGTGGGCATTTTGCACCACCCAAGAATTTCCAGCAGTACTGATCTTAACTTCAAGAGTAGCTAGATCTGTTACTGCAGAACCTGTAGCTCGCCAAATAAAGGTGAGCCCCTGGAAACCATACATTCGAGATTGAGAATATAATCTGCGATTAATTTTAGATAATTCTCTAGCGGTATCCACATATCGTGAACTACCTAACGCTGAATCCGCTTCAAAAGTAAATTGAAGATCGGTTATAGCTGGTTGCATTTTAGATCTCTTAGAACGACCTCTATTAGAGCGACGACGTTTTGCCATAACAAATTTGGAATGGCATTGAGTCTAAAATGATTCCCCTACCACTTCGTTCTCGCCACACCCGTAGTCCGTTCAAATCAGACTCGCATTGGATACATGTACCCTCTGCTATCTTCTTCACCCTTCCACCGAAGGTGAAGGTCAAAGATACTTCCGTATCGTAGCCCCACTCAAATCAGTCTGAATTGAGTTCCGAGATATAGCCAACAATAACTTTGGCAAAGAAAACAATATCTCTGGACTAACTGACCACTTTTCTTCAAATGTGAAAGTGAATAGTAAAGTGAAACTTCTGGTTCACGACCGCAGCCAATACGGTCGCCATTACGGACATACTTCAAAAAAAGCACCCGCAATCATTAGGCCAACAATGCCTACAGATACGTCCCAACCTGCGATTTCCTTTTTCCAATTGAAAAAAGGGCTCTCGGTTTCCTTCGGATGGCTTCGCCGCAGGGACGAATTTAGAAGAGGGATTCATTCCTCTTCACTCTCCGCTAAGTCTAGCTCTACAAAACAATCATAGCATATACGATGGTCACTGTCACAGATCGTAACAGTCTTACATCTCTCACATGGTTTCTCCATAAAGAAATCCACAAGAGGAGGGTGCATAAACTTCACCTTCACGACTGATCCATGAATGTCCAGTCACTTAGACCAGGAAACAACCAATTAACAACAGAACCTACTGGTGAAGCCAGAATAAAATTATCTGGATCAGAACCTGACATACCAGGAGCCATAGTCATCTGATCTGCTGCATAAACAGCTCCACCTACAATAGGTAAGGAATAACCCACTGTTCCCAATCCGGAAACAAGTGCAGGGTTCTCGGTCAAAATCTGACCACCCGCGAGAACCATTCCGGCTGCAGCTCCACCTTCTGCTCCAACTAAAGTAGCAAACGCGGCACTACCGCCAACAAGTACAATGGCTCCAGAAATCCAACCAGCCCAAAACGCCTGGTCTTCATCATCGGTTTCACCTAAAACAGAAAACTGTACATCGTCAATATCACGATGACCAGCAGGAGAGTCCATTGTAAAATAAGGAAAAGGAACCAAACCATACATGAATCCATCCCAATATGAGGATTCAAGCTCTTTCTTCGAAGCCAGGATAATCACCTGGATCTACGTGGTTTCTTAGCAGCTACTAATTTCTTAGTAGACTGCTTCTTATTCGTGTATCGGTAACGTACCCACTTACCGTTCTTCTTGAACGTCTTACCATAATTGTAAGCCATCAAATACACACTCCATTGACTTTGTCAAAGGCGTAGTTAGTCGCCCCCAACAAGTGGAGGAGAATCGTAAGAGCCAAATATTCTATACGATTATTTTTAATGTGAGATACAACGCTAGAAGCGGTAACTGCACCTTTGACTGTGGTTTCAGCAGTGACTTCCATATGTCTCACTGCCCCATAGGAACACTTGCAACGCCCTTGTACATACCAGGGGCTACGTGTAAAATAATATCAATATCAGGCATCTTGGCATCGAGATCAGTAATCTCAGCTCCATTACCATCATAACCTGTGACATGGATCTCCATTAAACCGCATGGTGCGACAAATGCGCCGATGCGTCCATCAACTTCTGCGGCTGAAATAGCCCCATAACCTACAATACATCCATTGACTCCGTTTGTATCAGAACCTACATACTCGTCATCATCATAAGGAGGAGTATTGTTTTCATCTT